TGTGTATATTTATACCAAAAAAAAGGGCTCCAAAAAGGAGCCCTATTAATTGTAATACTAAAGATTCTTACATCAAGTTAACAACTTTACTAAATCTGTAGTATTGGTTACGCTGTGCTGTAAATGCGTCTGCATCAGCAGCTCCACCTTCGGATTGGAGAACATATGGATTAGCAATCATTCCATAACGTGTCTTGAATCCAATTTTTGGCTGGAAGCTATCTGGATCTACTGCACGGACCATTTGTAGAGGTACGTATGGGCAATAGAATATTCC